AACGTGCCGGTGGGGTTGGCGAACTGGATGGCGGCGGCTTGGGCGGTTACGCGGACGGCGTCGTTGGTTGACGTCGGGGTGACGGTGGCGGATGACGTAACGCTCTGGACGCGCGGGTCCAGCGGGGCGGCGTCGGTAATGCCGTACCCAGACAAAGTGGTCGGTTCGCCAGTCAGATTAGCCCACGTAACCGACGCAACGGTGATATAGTTGGACGGGTTGCTGGCCAGATAGAACGAGGCCGAACTCAGGCCGTCCAGAAGGTCGGCGTTTAGACCTGAACCGGCTCCGTCCACGGTAAGCAACTTGGCCAGAACATCGGCGGCGGTGTAGGCGCTGGTGTTCAGCTTGAGCGCGATAGCATCGTTGGCCGATTTCAGACCAGAGTCAATGCTGTCGAAGTTGGTGTTCAGCTTGCCGCCCCAAGTATCGGTAGAAGCGCCGACTTCAGGCTTAACGTAGCTGTAATTGGTTGTGGTCGTGTCGGCCATTTAATCTTCCGTCCAAGTGGCGGGGGTGGTGTTATGGGGGGTCCAGATAGTGGACGAGGGGGTCTGGGCGGTCCATGTGACCGAAGTCGTGGAATAGGGTACCCAGCTTGCGGAACCGGCTGTATGCGGCGTCCACGTTGCTGACTCTATTATATCAGATTCCCACAACAACCGTATTCTGGCTATTACGGAAATAGGGTGTTCTGAGAGAGAATGAAATCCTAGCATCGTCTTGGACTATGCCTTATGTAAGCCAAGAATAATACAGCTTGGTCTTAGCCTTGCGGTCATCGAGGCCGTGGGTTCCGCCATTTATTCTTTTAGTCAGGGCAAGGATGGTGGCGTCGTCCACACCTTTGTCACAGATTGCCCACAGCTTGTTCTTGTCAAAGAAATACTTGGCAGACTCAAAGGCATACTCATCAGCCACAGCGTTTGGGTCGATGGTCTTGCCCAGCCAGTCAGTAAAGTCCTTATAGTTCGATTTGCCCGTAAGTTGCAAGGCTCCTCGGCCTTTGTATAGCCATCCCGAACCGCTGGCCTCATCGCCGTTACCCATGCGGTTAGCATAGACGCGATTGGCAATCTTTTCCGGTTGCCGGGCGTACTTGTTGGCCGTAGCTTGGTCGAAATACTTAGGGAATATCCTAAGCAAGCCCTCGGCTGAGTAGTTCAGATTCTCAGAGAAGGCTTTGAAGTTGCCGGACTCGTGGGCGGTCTGGGCAAAGAAGTGAGCCGCTTGGACAGGGGTTAGCTTGTAATAGGCCATCGCGGCCTTCAACGTTCCCTTGCCAAACACGCCGTCTGCCGTTACGCCAATCTTAGCTTGTAAAGATGCCAGACTCATTCTTTGTTTTCTCCGTTGTTTGATTTCGTGTCAATCATAATCCCAGACAATATGCCCGTCAGGAAGGTGGCAATGGGAACGATTAGCTTAAAAAACTCTGCATCATTAGGTGCTTGTGCGCCAATCGGTTGGGTTACAAAGACTAGGGAATACAGCACCACGCAGACAATGACGCAAAGGGTGAAGGAAAGGGCGATGCCAATCATAAAGCGCATCCGCGCCTTGAGTTCGCTTTCTGTATATCTAGTCATTTAAGTGCTCTCCGTAGACATCTGCCGGACAAGTGCCATCGCCCTTGCAGTCTTTTTTGCAATGTATGGTGTCAAAGTTTTCAGGGTCTTGGCAGGCGTACCTGTAACGGGATTCACAGCCAGCTAATGCCAAGACGCCTATTATAATCAATAGCTTAGTTTTCATGGCGGTGCTCCAACATTACTGTGGGCTATCAATGTTAATACATTAGTGTTTGTGGTGCTAACTACTACGGAATCTACTAACCGCCGTACCTCTGCCTTTACCGTAATAGTCCTTGTCAGGTTTACGCCATTGTCTGCCGTAGCGGTCATGCTTATCTCGGCATTTAAGTCTAGCCAAGAACCAAAAGTACCTAATATCTCGCTAGAACCTGTACCGCTTGTGGTGTCCGACATCTTGGTAAACCGCACCTGATAAAAACTTCGCGGAGTTCCAGTAAGCCATTCTTTAGTAAAGTTAGAGAAATTACCTGAGCCTACCATGTCGCCGTCTGTGTTTACCGCTAAAGTAACGGTTGACGGAAACGCATTATACTCATTGTTTCGTGCTGTTCCTGCTGTTACGGTTGCAACATAGCTTTCTACAATCTCTGAGCCGTAAAAGTTTCCAATCGAGATGGCCCCACTAGTCGGCACATTAGGCACGGTATCCGTAGTAAGGACAAGAGAACCGCCCTTGTAATACTCGGACAAAGAATGAGGGGCAGAGCCGCCGAACATCAGACGAATCTGCGCAATGCTTAACGGCCCACTACTCGGCAGAGCCATCGGCTTCTACCGCTTCAGTCGTTACGGGTGCTTCTGGCTCTACAACGGGTTCAGCCCACGGAAAGTCAGTAGCCTGCACATCCTTGATTTCATTCTTTACCGCTTCAATCTGGGCAAGGATTTTCTGCTCTACATGGTCTTTATAGCCACCGACCACTTCGGCTTGAATCCATCCAATGACGGTATCTTGGTCAAGATTCTCGTAAGGCACAAAGTTGTGCATCTCAACATTTGCCATGCTGAAGGGGGTCGCACCGCTAAAAGTGCCAGAGTTGCCATCAGCATCCGTGCCAGTCAATTCCCATCGAGTGCCGATGATTACATCTTTGGTCGTTTCGCTATTGGCTTTCTTAAGGCCAGTCAGTTTCCAAGCGTAAGTGAGTGCCATGTTAGTTACCTTTAAGTTGTTCAATGGTTAGTTTAAGTTCGTCAATCTGAGCCTGTTGCTCTTTCATTGCTTCAATTAGCAAGCCGACCATATTGCCGTATGCAACGCTGTAATGAGTGTCCTCACTACCCATCACAACTTCTGGCAACACCTTCATCACTTCCTGTGCAATAACGCCAGTTTGTTTAGAACCAGTATCAGTTCGCGTGTAGGTGTATCCGTTAAGTTGCTGTACCTTATCTAAGGCGTTTTCAATCTTAACAATGTCTGTTTTTAGTCTAGCGTCAGAATATGCCGTGACATTGTTCAGCATTGTCAGGTTGCCAGAGCCATCCATCTGGAAGGCATTGCTTGATGCCGACCATCCACCAATTCGGAACACATTGTCTGTACCAAGACCCATGTTTATAGCGTATGCGCCAGTACGATGGAACGACATGGATGCTACGGTGCTAGAACTACCACGAATAGATATAGAACCTGTGTCGTTTGCCGTGTTTACATTAGTGTCAGCACATGAGCGACCCTGTATAAGTCCATTCATGACAAGGCTGTTTATATTTGAAGTGCCGTTTGGATTTACATAAAATGCTGAGTTATCGTTGTCATAGTATATAGATGCAAACATCGGCCCATAAGTAATGATATTCCCATATGGGTCAAAAACCATTCTGTCTGATGCACCATTATTCCTAAGAACAAGATTACCAGTGGATGTGCAAGCAATCGTGCTATTCCACGAGCCTTGACTCTCAAGAGCAATAACAGCCGTACCAGATGATGCTTCGCTAACTACAAGCTTTCCAAGTGATGCTGTTGCGCCTGCGCCGATAAGCACCTTGCCTGCGCTGTCAATGCGCAGTCTTTCAGGTGGTCCACTTCCAGACGCATGAGTATTAAATGATATAAAGCCATTTGTTACATCGCCCTGAATTAGCAAGGGATAAGTAGTTCCATCACCCCAATGAACAGAACGGGATGTAGTATTCGCATCATCAAACGCAAAGCCACCACCTGCGATAGAAAGCCTACGACCCGGACTTGTCGTACCAATACCTACATTACCAGAGCTGTTGATGCTCATTCTTGTTACTGGCGTGTCTCTAGTTCCACCAGAGAAAGTAATTAGTCCCGTAGTGCGCTCATAACCAATCTGAGACGCGCCTGCTGTGCCACTGAAATAACCGCCAAGTCCAACGAATGAATATGTGCCAGAGCTTCCTGCCCACATTCCATCAAAGGTGTTATTGGCAACAGTCAATCTAAACGGTCGAGAGTCTGAGCCAATACCGACATCGCCTGCCACCACCATAGATGTGCCTGTATTGGCAGGGTCTAGGTAGTAGGCTGAGTTGTTAACATCCTTGAATACAGGCGCGTTACATTCAGCACTAACACTAAGTATGCCAGCGTCAGTAAATGTAAAAGGAACGGCATTATATGCGCTGTTTATTATCTCTAGATTTCCGGTAGGACCAACACGAAAATGTTTATTAGGATTTGTTGCGCCAGATGCGGAGTTTGTTAATACAAGTTGACCGCCAAATGTTGCGCCTATATCATTGCTAAAAGTTTTAACACCGCCGATGGTCTGATTGCCTGTGGTATAGACACCATTAGTGACTGTGCCTGCATTACCAGTTACGCTGATTCCCCAAGAGCCAGAAGCACCACCACCAGTCAGGGTAGGTGCATAGCTGTTGTAGTTGGTTGAGTGAAGAAGCAGACTTCCTACACCACCTGCGCAGTTAGCCAAGTCAATGTACGCGCCCTTAGCTGTGCCACTTGTTTGAAACACACGGAAAAACCCAGAAGCAGGTATGTCTGTGCAGACTGTTCCCTGAACAGGGTCAAGCCACAGAATCTCACCGCCTTCACCACCACCGCTTTGCCCCATCGTTACAGAGCCAGTAAAGGTTTTATTGCCTGTGATGGTTTGTGTTCCAGTAGTGTAAACGCCATTGGTAACTGTGCCTGCGTTACCCGTAACGCTGATTCCCCAAGTTCCACTAGCCCCAGTACCAGTCTTGGACGGCGCATCGTTGGCAATTTCGGCGTTGACAAATTCGGTAGTAGCAACTTGTGTGGTATTAGTGCCGACGGCCGCAGTCGGCGCTGTCGGCGTTCCCGTCAATGCCGGGGACGCCAACGGGGCTTTCGCCGCCAAGTCCGATACTAGATTGGTAATCTTGCTTTGCGGCAGTTCTGGTACATCCGTAGCAGACGCCGCCGCTAACGCACCGGAACTACCTTTCAAAAGGCCGGAAACTGACGTTGAAAGCGTAATGGCCGGAGTTGTAGTCGAGTTGGCTACGGAACCGGATAATCCATTAGCCGACACAACCGATACGCTTGTGACGGTACCCGAACCGTTTGTTTGATTTTCCCAAAGCCCATTGTTGTATGTAAGAACTTGGCCGTTAGTTACGCCGTTAATCCGCACATTGTGCAGTTCGTTAAGTTCATAGCCGTTATCGACCTTTACATAGATTTTGCCCTGATTATTGTGGGCATAGATAACGAATCCGACAATGACGGTATGAATTGGGGCTTGCGGTTTTACATTAGTAAGTCGCCCAGCAACAGTTCCAGACAGGTACAGAACATCGCCATCATTCCACGATTCGCCCTGAAGCGAACCCGTGGTATTGATGTTCGTAATGGTGCCGCCGGTGCAGACAAAGCCTTCTTGGTTATTGGCAATCGTTTCGTTGACAAGGCCAATGGTGTCGGCGGAGTTGGCGTCATTGTTGGCTTGCGCTAGTGCAACTTTTGGGCGTTGCCCTTGGGCGCCGCTAATCTTAACGCATTGGTAATTGGCGGCCGATAAACTAGAACCTATTTTATTAACGATGCGGATTACTTGTTTCTGGCCAATGTGTATTGTTACGTTACCGCCTTTTAGGCCAAGGTCAAGCGTACCGTCTTGGTCGTTCCAGAACAGACGGCCAACGGCGGTGGCTGGGGCGGCGGCGGTGTCAAAGTCCACATAGTCGGCAAGACTGATACCGCTGTTGATGCCAGTAGCGTCGTCTTTACTGACAATTTTGTTAGCCGGAAGCGTTACAAATACGTCTTTTGTACCGGCGGGGAAGTTGACTTTAGCATTTAGATTAGAAGACGCCAAAACTATGTCGCGGCTCAACGTACCACTACCAACGGTTCCTACGCCAACTTCCCAGTTATCGTTGCCTTCGGCAACAATGGCGTAATACGTGGTATTGCCGGTTCCTATTGTAGAAAACGGCTCAAACGTATCCGAAGACCCACCTAAAGATATGGTTCCTAGCCCAACAGTTGTGGTTGTTTCTTTAACTCGGTCTTTCAGTATTAGGGTCATAGATTAACCAATAGGGCGGACGCGCGCGCGCAGGGGTCCGCCGGAGTGCTTCGCGCGCTCGTCGCTCAAGCGGATTTCTTCGAGAAGTTGGTCAGCCATTCCTTTCCACAAAGCAACGCGCTCGTCTTCTTTAAGATACGGAGCCGCATGGACAAGAGTGGCATACACGTACAGGTCTGGCCATGCCGTCAACAACCAGTTGGTCGGGTTTCCGTCAGACAACGCCGGAATCTTCATGTAATATGTCATGTCAATTTCGGTGTTGGCTCCAACCGGGGGGACAACTTCAAGTTGTTCGCCGACAATAGTGTAGGCGTCGGCGTTGGTTTCGCCGTAACGGTTGGCGCGGATACGGTCAGCTTGGTCCAGCGTCACGAAGTCCAGAACGCGGACGGGGGTGACGTTAAGTTGCAGATTGATGGCTTCCAGCCAATCCGTAGGGATTTGGATGTATTGCCCCGTCAACGTGGCGTATGCTCGTTTGACTTGCTGGCGGGTGCGCAGTTCACGATTGAACTTCGCCTCAGCCAGTTGAATGAAATTTGGAATTGCCGCAGTTAAATCAGCGCGGTTGAGCCAGTCGGCTACTGCTGTTTTCAACTCGGAATAAGTAGAGATGGCCATTAGATTTTACCCGGACGCATACGGAAGTGACGGTTATCGCTGTCGTTAAGCCATTCTTTGAATTTTTTCTGGTCGTCGATAATGCCTTTGGCTTTTAAGTCAAAATAAAGCGGAAGCGGGATGCTGGCTACTAACTGGCCGTCACCCCACCGTGCTTTTTCATCGACGTTATTATAACGCTGTTTGTTGAGTTCAACGATGTTAGAGATGTCGTGTTCCGTTTCAATGGTACACTCGTCAGTTTCATCATCATAAGTAAAATACCGCTTGGAGCCGGTAAGTGGGTCAATATCAAATAAGCGTTTGTCAGTCATAGGAAGTTAGGGGCCGGGTTGGCCGGCCCCTTCCTTTTCTTCAGATTACGACAGGTCGGCGATGACGCCGTGGGCTTTTTGTTGCTTAACTTTCAGGCCCCACTCACCAATCAGCATACGCTTCTCAGCGTCACCGGTTTTGGCCAGTTCGACTTGGGTAATCGGACGGAGCCAGCACAGTTCGGCGAAATCCGGGTCCAGAACGAACGCATCACGGTTACGCTGGAAACGGTTCGGAACGATGGACACTTGGCCGAAGTCAGACACGTACACGTCAGCGGCACCGATGATGGCGGCCGTTTTCGGGGCGGTCAGGTTGTAGCGGATGTCGGCGATACCGGTGAAGGTCGAGGCAACAACTTTGTTGCCGGGGCCAACCATCAGCATCTTCGGGGTGCCGCCTTCGGTCCAGACTTTCTGGATGACGTCTTTCAGCATAGCTTCGGTGAAAGCGCGCTGGGTACCGTCGGTAGCGGCGGCGTTCACCAGACCGTTGGACACAGTCGGGTCAGCACCCGGGGTAGCGCCGGTGGAACGGTTGGTGTTGGTGCGCAGGAACGCCGGCAGACCAGCGGTACGACGGGCGGTGGACGGCATGGAACCGGCAACGGCGGCTTGGTTAGCCAGCGAGGCGGCTTCGATGTCGCGCTTCAGTTCGGCGCCTTTCTTCGACAGCTGATAAGCGATTTCCGAACGACGGCCAGCTTTGTCCAGCTTTTCCAAGGTACCCGAAATCAGGACGTCTTTACGGCTGATTTGGGTGTAGTTGGCCAGACGGTCAGTAGCAACAGCGGCGGTGAACGAGGTGACGTCGTCGCCTTCAACAACAGCGTTGTTGGAAACGGCGGCGGCCAGTTCATCGACTTGCCATTCGTAGATGGTGTTGGAAGCGGTGCCACGGCCAATGTTGCTGGTGAACGGGGTGTCTTCCGGCGAGATGTTGTAAATGACATTGGCGAGGTCTTCGCGGATGCCCTTCGCGTCGTAACGCGAGTAGGTGTTGGTAATAGCAGTCATGTTAATTCCTTAAAAAGTGAAGTTAGAGAAGTTTTTCAATCAGACGGGCGGCGTCTTGGACACGGCCCGTTTTGGCGAGGCGTTGCCTATCACGATTCGCTTCTGAAGTAACTTTACCCACTTTGGCTGAACCCGGCTTGGATACAGGAACCGTTTGTTTCGGTTTGGCCTGATTCCGCTTGGCAAGCATTTCATCGTACTTCATGGCTTTATACAAGCCAAGAACCGCACGATGGTCGGTAACGGCGTCTAATTCTTCCGCCGAAAATCCGAGTTTTTGAGCATATTCTTTAACTTTAGC